GTCAAAAAGGGAGCAAAGAAATGTCACGCCCTTAAAGAGCGTGAAAATCCCGAAGAGTACGATGCCTCACCACCACGTCTGAAAACCTTCTTCAAGGAGGTCGATAATGAGATCCTCTTCGTGCTCAGTGGCGACTCGATTGAGTCTGCAGCATCATTACAAATTCTATATCAACTGAGAGATAAAAAGGTTGATATTCTTTACTTCATTCCTGATGAGTTCTTTATGAACGACGTGGAGAGGCTCAACGAACGGGCCGTCTACCATGTCTTGCAGGAATATGCGAGATCAGGAGTGGTAAACTCTGTTTGTTTGATTGATGGAAAAAAACTAGAAGAAATGCTGTCTGATAAGTTGACAGTGGAGAATTATAATGATATCATTGGTGAGTATGTGGTATCATCCTATCATATGATGAACGTCTTTACTCACACGGAAGCGTCGCTTGTCAACGCTTCCCCAATCTCAGAGATCTCCAGGATAAGTACGTTTGGTGTAACGTCTTTGGGGTCCAAAGAAGATTTGTTTTTTTCTCTTGACAACGTGAAAGAAAAAGAGTATTATTTTGCTATACAGAGAGACAAAATGAATAGCAGAGAAACCTTAGTGAAGATCAAACAGCACATCAAAGACAACAATACAAATGAGAACGTGAACTACTACGTTCACCCCACTTCATACGACGAGGATTACGTTTATACGAAGGCGTATTCTTCCGTCATCCAAGAACGAAATAAATGAAATTTAAGCTTGACAACTAGCTTAAACAGTGTTATATTATATGTAGATGGCCGGGACATTTACCGACCATACTCTAGCCGAGTGCAAACAAGGAGGACAACATGGCTTTAGATTTAGAAAAGATTAGGGCACGCAAGGTAGCCCTAGAGAACCGAGGGAATGGAGGCGGAAACAATTTCTGGCGTCCCAATGATGGAGAGCAGACCATTCGTCTGGTCCCCACCGCAGACGGAGATCCCCTCAAGGATTTCTGGTTCCACTATAACCTGGGAGAGAACCCCGGGTTCCTTTCACCCAAGAAGAACTTTGGAGAGGACGATCCCCTGGATTCCTTCATCCGCAAGCTCTTTAACGAGGGTACTGAGGACAGCATCAAGATGGCGAAGAACCTCATGGCTCGCCAGCGCTTCTTCGCTCCCGTTATCGTGCGAGGCGAAGAGGACCAAGGCCCTCGTATGTGGGGCTTCGGCAAGATGGTGTATGAGCAGTTGCTCAACCTGTTCCTCAATCCTGAGTACGGGGATATCACGGATTCTGAAGCCGGCACTGACCTAGTGATCCACTATGGCAAGCCTGCAGGGGCAACGTTCCCTCAGACCAAGATTACCCCTCGTCGTCGTTCATCCACTCTGTGCAGTGATGGCGACACTGAGCGATGCGCTGAGTGGCTCGACAACATTCCTGAGCTTGACACTCTTTTTGAGCGCAAGACCCCGGAAGAGGTTGGTACGTTGCTCGATAGTTACCTACTTGACGAGAGTGGTACCGAGGAGGCATCCTCAGAGACGCAAATGTATAATACGGAGGCTACTACCACTTCGGTGGACAGTGCCTTCAACGAGCTTCTAGGTTAGAAAACTTGAAGTTAACCCGCAGGGAGGCATGGGGTTATACAGATGTCTCAACTCATTAACAAAGGAGAATAAATGAGTCTACAGAGTAAGTTGCGAGAGGCCGAGCTAGATACGAATGCCAAGATTACGTTGACGTATTCAACGGGTGGCGATGTTATCCATGCTCGCGATGGTTATGTTGACGATGTTTTGGAGCAGACAGATTTTGCTACCACTGTTGCCGGAGTGATCACCACTACTGGCTTCGACAATCAGGCAATTGATGACCTGCGTGGTCAGAGTATGCTAGAAGATTACGAGCGTGATTTTTCCGGCTTTGATTATTTCGTTGCCGGCGTTATCGCCGAGAACATCTACGAGCTTGACTTCATCGATCAGACGGTCGAGCAGTATGATTACAAGCGTGGCTTCCTCACCCTAGAGGCGAACGTGCAGACCACCGTCGGCAACGTCATGACGGCAGATGAGACCTTGTTTACTGGTTGGCAGACTACGGTCCCCACCAAGATTGGCAATCTGACAATCAATGGCTAAAACTCCGTTACGTTACCCCGGGGGAAAGTCCCGTGCAGTAAAGCATATTCTTCCCCTCGTCCCATCCGATGTAACGGAACTTTGCTCCCCCTTTCTTGGCGGCGGCTCTGTGGAGCTAGCATTCAACCAGGAAAGGGGGGGCACGGTCTATGGGTACGACCTGTTCGAGCCGTTGGTGTGGTTCTGGGAAGCTCTTTTGGAGAGCCCTGAGAAGCTAGCCGATGCCGCTGATGCTATGCGTAAAAAGCATGTTGATTTTGAGAAGAAGCGCGGCTTGTTACGGGAAGACTGTGCGCGCATCCGTGAGGAGCTTAAAGCAGCAACAAACAGCAGCATTGAGAATGCTGCAAAATTCTATGCCATCAACAGGAGCACATTCTCCGGAGCAACGTTCTCAGGTGGCTGGTCCAACCTGGCCGCATACTCAAGATTCACAGACTCCTCTATTAAGCGCGTGAGGGAATTCAAAGTAAAGAATTTTCACGTAGCCTGCGAGTCATTTCAAACTTCTATTTTAAAACACCCAGATGCTTTTCTTTATTGTGACCCTCCGTATTTGTTGGGAACAGATAAGGATAGGCTCTATGGTATCGGAGGGGATATGCATCAAGGATTCCCCCATCGAGAGCTATACAATATTCTTTCTGAGAGAAAAGGTTGGGTGCTTTCCTACAATGATTGTGAGGATATTCGTAAATTATATTCTGACTATGAAATCCGTGATGCCAAATGGGCGTATGGTATGAAGAATGTTAAGAAAAAAAAGATGGGTTCTTCATCTGAACTACTAATTATAGGGTAATGAGAATGAAACCAATAGTAGAAGGGTGGCGTAGGTATTTACGAGAAGACTTGGACGTTCCATCTAAATTGGAAAAAGATCTGGATAGCCCTCTGCCAGCGCCGAGGGATTCTTCTGAGAGCAACTTAGAACGCGCCCTCCGTGTTATTGAAGCAGAGGGTTACGACTACAAGCTAGTCAAAAACCACATTAAGGTTTTAGATGATCAGCGCCTGGAGACAATGGAAAAGCTGATTCAAATGCTTACTCCTTTGGGGTTCATTCACGATCCTATTGGTGGCGGTAGCTCCATCGGCCGCCTGGAACTCCGCGATCGCAAAGCTGGCAGCGTTTACGTATACGTCAAACCCAAGAAGCGGACTGCCGCATCTGCCGGGATGGATTTTGAGAAGCAACTAGCAGATGAGATTACACAGAGGTATGGCGCCGCTGGTGTTACTGCCACCACCGCCGGGTTTGGTCATGGCTCCGATCTTTCCATCGAAAAGGGTGGAAAAGTAGTGATGAGCATCGAACTAAAGACTGCTCTCGCTGCCGACTTTGGACAGTTCCGCGCACAATATAACACAACGACTGGAACATGGGAACCTCGCCGCACAAAAGCATTCGTAAAAAACGAAGCTATCTTCAAGCCCTTGTTTGATGATTACATGCTCGATTGGCTTAACAAGAATGCGACATTCCCAGACCTCATGGACCCGCGCCTAAACAAAGATAAGAATGAGAAGATTTACGGACTTAAACGTTCGATGCAGACGGGAAAGCTGAAGAGAGAGCTACAAAGCTCGTGGTTTGGTGGCAAGACTGATATAAAGATCCCATTTGATTTTTCTCGTATCGCAACTTATTACAGTGATAAAGGCGATTCGTTTATTCAGATTGACGGCCGCGGACTCTATGCTCTCAAACCCGAAGCACAAAAGCTTCTAGGTGTACCCATGTTCGGGGACCTGGGGCTAACCTGCGACCTTAGATTTCGTTTCAAACCATCGGCAGGTGAAAATAGTACTACTAGCTTCACGTGTGCGGTGAAGATCAAGGGTCGCTATAAAAAATCAAATCTTAGCTTGACAAACACAGAAGATTTAGATAAAATTATCTCAATGCTATAAAGTCTTAAAAACTTCTTGACAAACCACTCTCAATTGTGGTATTGTAACAATATGAAGAGGATGATTTTATGACTACTAAACCAATCAACGCAGCGCACTATTGGCGAAACAATGGGGAGTTAATAGCAGACGTGGCAAATCTGGGTTTTATTAAGGGTAAGGTTCTTGATGCCACATATGGATTGGGAGCGTTTTGGAGCAGCTATACTCCAAATGAGTTGATTTCTAACGATCTCTATACCGCTGCCGATTACTCTTACAGTTTTACTAATTTTCCTTCGCACTGGGAAAACAAATGGGACACTACAGTTTTTGACCCGCCTTATAAATTAAACGGTACACCGTCACAAGGACAAATCGATAAAGCTTATGGTGTGCACAAGAAGGCCACCCTTCAAGAGCGGATGGATTTGATTATTGCTGGGGCAAAAGAATGTTACAGGGTCACAAAAGATAAGGGCTTCATTCTGGTAAAAGTACAAGACCAAGTTTCATCGGGCAAGATGCACTTTCAAACTGATGCTGTTTCCTCTGCCCTTGTAGAGTTGGGAGCGGTGAAGGTAGCTCAGATGCACTTTCTTAGGCACCCACGCCCACAACCTCAAGGTCGAAAGCAGGTGCACCCCCACAGCAACTTTTCTACATTAATGGTATTCAAAAAATAATAGTAGAGTTTTCTTAAAAAATCTCTGGACAAACCAGGGAACATGTGCTAATATATAACTATAACTCAGGAGAATAGATGTCTAACAATGGTAAGATCAGCGTTGCAGAAATGCGTAAAATGCTCAACAAGAAGGCAGGCGCAAACATCGCCTACAACTTGACTGAGGGCAACCCAACAGATGTGAAGGAGTGGATCCCAACCGGCTCACGGTGGCTTGATTCCATCATCTGTAGAGGAAAGTCTGCAGGAATCCCCATGGGAAAGGTCTGCGAGATTGCAGGACTAGAAAGCACTGGTAAGTCCTACATGGCTTCTCAGGTTGCAGCCAACGCTCAGAAGATGGGGATTGATGTAGTTTACTTCGATTCTGAATCTGCATTGGACTCTGGTTTTCTGGCCCGAGCCGGCTGCAATGTTGAAGATGTGCTTTACGTGCAAGCTACCAGCGTTGAAGCTGTGCTAGCCAACATCGAGGAACTCTTGGGCACTGGCAATCAGTTCCTGTTCATTTGGGACAGCCTAGCGCTGACTCCTAGCAAGTCTGATATTGAGGGAGACTTCAATCCCCTCTCCAGCATGGCAGTCAAGCCACGCATCCTTTCTAAGGGACTCTCTAAGTTGGTACAGCCGATTGCGAACAGTAATTCTACATTGCTGATCCTTAATCAGCTAAAGACCAACATTACTTCTAACATCGCTGAAGCAATGACGACGCCCTACTTCACTCCAGGAGGGAAGGCTCTTAACTACTCGTATTCGTTGAGGATTTGGCTCACTGGTCGGAAGGCTAAGGCTAGCTTCATTCAGGACGAGAACGGTTTCAGGATCGGTTCAGAGGTTAAGGCGAAGATTGAGAAGTCTCGCTTTGGAACTCAGGGACGTGTCTGCACATTCAAGATTGTGTGGGGTGGCGACGATGTTCGCATCTGTGATGAGGACTCATGGTTTGAAGCCATTAAGTCATCGGAGCAACTGACCAACGCGGGAGCTTGGTTCACTCTTATCCATGAGGACGGCAAGAAGGAGAAGTTCCAGAAGTCTGGCTGGCTGGACAAGCTGCAGGACGAGAAGTTCCGAGCCCGCGTACTTCAGATCATGGACGAGGAAGTCATTTTGAAGTTCGAGGATAGAACTGGAAGGGCTGAGGATTTCTACAAGATTGATGAGGAGTCCGTGACCGAAGTGGCCACAGCTTAAGATTCTTCTTGACTTTTAAGCCAAAGGTTGATATAGTAGTAGTATGAAAATTTCGAAGGGGATGCAACGATATCTGGCATTGGCCAGCCGAGTTGCATCACAGAGCGAGCACGATCATTTTAAGCACGGTGCCATCCTAGTAAAAGGAGGTTCCGTGCTTAATACTGCGTGCAACAAGGATAAGTATAATAGATTTGGGAATAGGTTTCGAGACACTCATAACTGTGGCCACGCTACGCATCATGCAGAGCTTGGTTGCATCTTGGGCTTGGATCGATCCATTACTCAAGGAGCCACGATGTATGTTGTACGCATGAATCGAGAAGGTACGTTTCGAATGTCGAAGCCATGTGGAATGTGCGAGGAAGTATTGAAATTTTGTGGCGTAAAGAGAGTAGTATACACAACCGGTGATGAATCCACCGTTGAAAAACATAAACTTTAAGGAAATGATAATGAAGAGCGAGACAAAACCAGACCCCAACACATTGTGGGGTTTTGCACTGATGCAGAACGTAGCTAAATACCGGGTCGACGGCGCCCTCTGGCGTGTGGCCGGCAAGAGCGAGATCCCCGATGCCCACTTTACAGTATGGGAAGATAATGTTTCAGGTCCCTGTTTCCGGCAAGGATTTGTGAAGGTTTAGAATGAAAGAGAGGATTCTTATTGTCGATGCGCTGAACGCATACTTTCGAGCTTACATCGTGGACCCGAGTCTGTCAACAAACGGACAACCCATCGGAGGAATGAAAGGGTTCCTAAAGATCCTTAACAAACTGGTAAGGGAATCCAAGCCCGACAAGATTGTGATCTGCTGGGATGGGGCTGGAGGCTCCAAGAAACGGAAGGCGACAAACAAATCGTACAAGGAGGGCCGAGCCCCCATCCGCCTTAATCGAGACATTCGGAACCTCTCAGAGTCAGAAGAAATCACAAACAAGATCTGGCAACAGACGAGGCTATTCGAATACCTAAACGAGATGCCAATCATCCAGCTTATGTATGAGGGGATTGAAGCGGACGACATCATTGCATACGTTCAACAACACCGAGCCCTCCAGGGCTCCCAGAAGATGATTGTAAGTTCAGATAAAGACTTCTTTCAGCTACTGGATGACGAAACCATTCTACACCGCCCAATTCAAAAAGAAAATTTGAACCGGAATAGAATTATTGAACAATACGGAATTCATCCAAACAACTTTGCGCTTGCGAGAGCGGTTGTCGGAGACGTGAGTGACAACCTCCCTGGGATCAAGGGAGTCGGACTTGGCACCATTGCTAAGAGGTTCCCTTTCCTGGCTGAGGAAAAGTCATGTACCATCAATGCGTTGGTGAAGTTCTGCAAAGAAAACAATGAGAACAACTTGAAGGCTTTTACTAATATTGTTGAGGGCAAGAAACTCATTGCAGAGAACTATAAAATGATGCAACTTTATTCTCCATCAATTTCAGTCCAGACCAAGCGTGACATCGACGCAATCTTTAGTGAGTTTACACCAGCACTGAACAAGACTATGATTAGGAAGATGTTTGTGGAAGACGGTATTGGGGAGCTTAGTATTAACGACTTGTTTGTTAACTTCAAGAGCTTGATTTACTCACACAAAGAGCAGCAGACTACATAGTGGAAAGCCCTTCATTTTCTAAATTTGGAAAAGCATTTCAAGAAGACATGTGCCACTTGGTGCTGTGTGATCGTCCTTATGCGGATCAGATCGCCGAGGTATTGAATCCTGATTTTTTGGAACTTAAATATCTTCGAGTTTTTATCGAGAAGGTGTTTGACTACCGAGAGAAGTATGGTGTACATCCTACATGTAAGATTCTGCAGACTGTTTTCAGGGCAGACATTGAAAATGAAAACGAGGTTGTCAAAAAGCAAGTAAGAGATTACTTTGCGCGCATCTGTAACACCGAAGTAGAAGTCGAGGGCGCAGAATACATTAAAGAAACTTCTTTAGATTTCTGCAAGAAGCAGAAGCTGAAAGAGGCAATGTTAAGGTCTGTTGATCTCTTAAAGAATTCTTCCTTTGATGAGATCAGTGAAATTATTAATGAGGCCCTGCGTCTAGGAGCCACCAGTGATTTTGGGTATGACTACAAGACAGACTTTGAGGCACGATTCGTAAAGAAAGCACGGAACCCTATCAGCACCGGCTGGGAAAACATTGACGACATTTGCAAGGATGGTCTTGGCAAAGGCGAGCTAGGAGTAGTGATCGCTCCCACTGGTGCAGGAAAAAGTATGGTGCTCGTGCATCTAGGCGCCCAGGCGCTGAAGGCAGGGAAGAACGTCGTACACTATACCTTGGAATTGGGGGATACAGTCGTTGCTTCTCGTTATGATAGCTGCATTACTGGTGTAGGTCTCGGAGATCTTCTAGCTTTTAAAGAACAAATTTATGAAAAAGTTCAAAATATTGAAGGCTCCCTCATAGTTAAAGAGTACCCCACCAAAAGTGCGAGTACAAATACAATAAAGGCTCACTTAGAGAAACTAAAGACCAGAGGAATGGAAGTTGACATGATCATCGTAGATTATGGTGATTTACTACGCCCTAAAACTGTTCGCAGAGAGAAGAGACACGAATTAGAAACTATTTATGAAGATTTACGAGCGATCGCACAGGAAAACAAGTGCCCGGTATGGACAGCATCCCAGACCAACCGCTCGGGGCTTAACGCAGAGGTAATTACGATGGAATCGATATCAGAAGCGTTCAATAAGTGCTTTGTCGCTGATCTTATCTTCTCTGTGTCGCGCACTATAGAGGACAAGGCGACCAAAGGCGGCCGCCTGTTCATTGCAAAGAATCGTAATGGACCAGATGGACTAATATACCCAGTGTATATGGACACTAGTAGCGTGAAGATTCGAGTGATGGAGCAGTCAGGTGAGACCATTGGTGAGATTAAAGCCTTATCTGCAAAGGAACAGTCTGAGAAGTTGAGAGAGAAGTACAAAGAATTTAGAAAAAACGGAGGAAAAAGCTAAAATGTATGCGGAAGACTTAGTACGAGAGGGAACGTTAGATTACTTTCGGGGTGACGAACTTGCTACGAACGTGTGGATGACTAAATATGCCCTTCGGGATAAGTCGGGGGACTTCATGGAGGAGACTCCCAACGACATGCATCAGCGCCTTGCAAAAGAGTTTGCAAGGATTGAAACAAAGTTTGAAACTAACGGTCTCTCGTATGATGAGATTTATGATCTATTTAAAGACTTCAAATATATAGTACCTCAAGGATCTCCGATGTACGGAGTAGGAAATGATTATGTTAATGCATCTTTGTCTAATTGTGTTGTCGTCGCTTCTCCTGGTGACAATGTTTCTTCAATTATTGACAGTGGAAAAGAATTGGCTAACTTATTCAAGCGCCGCTGCGGCGTTGGGTTGGATATTAGCAACTTACGTCCAGAAAACGCCCCTGTAAACAATGCAGCGGGCACCACCACCGGAGCATGGAGTTTCGCAGACTTTTATTCTTACGTGTGTCGGATGATTGGACAAAACGGCCGCCGCGGAGCACTCATGATCTCCATCGACGTGCGTCATCCTGACGTTGAGAGGTTCGTCACCATGAAACATGATCTCACTAAAGTCACAGGCGCTAACGTGTCAGTGAAGATTACTGATGAGTTTATGGAAGCTGTCGAGGCTGATGACGACTATGTTCTACGCTATCCGATTAACGGTAACCGAACCCCGGCGTTTACCAAGACCATTAAAGCCCGAGAGCTATGGGAAAAGATTATAGAGTCAGCGACTCACACTGCCGAGCCAGGACTTCTAATGTGGGACAATATTACAAAAACCCTTCCAGCAGATGCCTACCGAGACGAAGGATTTCAGACACTTACAACAAACCCTTGTGGTGAGATCCCTCTATCCGCGTACGACTCGTGCCGGCTGATTTCTATTAATCTTAAGAGCTTCGTGGAGAAGCCGTTCACCGAGGAAGCCGAATTCGACTTTGAATTGTTCAAAGATGTCGTCAAGAAGGCGATGCGCTTGTCAGACGACCTAGTGGAACTAGAGATCGAGAAGCTTAATAAAATCATGGAGAGTTGTGACACAGACGATGAAAAGGAGTTGTGGAACAACCTTTTGAGGGCATGCACCAAGGGACGCCGCACTGGACTGGGTACTCATGGACTAGCTGACGCCATCGCGTGTCTCAACCATGCTTACGACTCCCCGAGAGCGTTACGCATCATTGACCAGATTTACGAATCACTGAAAATCAATGCCTACGCCGAGAGCGTGGAGCTAGCCCAGGAACGAGGAGCCTTCCCCGTTTTTGATTGGGCCACAGAGCAAAACAACTCTTATATTTCAAATTTGCCAAATTTTCTTCGGGACAAAATTTCCAGATTTGGTCGCCGCAATATTTCTATCCTAACCAACGCACCGACTGGTTCTGTCTCTATTATGTCACAGACTAGCTCAGGGTTAGAGCCCGTTTTCAGAAACTGGTATATACGCCGCCGTAAGCTCTCTCACAACGAGGGAGCCCTTACAGCCGACTTTGTCGATGAGCTAGGAGACCGATGGACAGAATATAAGGTTTATCACCACAATGTGGAGGACTTTATGCGTCAGGTGGAAACACAGACGATCCCCGGTTTTTTTGTCACTTCAGATCAGATTGATTGGAACAATCGCATCGATGTGCAGTCCACGATCCAAAAACACATTGATCACTCTATTTCTTCCACGATCAACCTCCCCAAGGGCACCAAACCAAGCGTTGTAGGCGAGCTTTACAAGAGAGCATGGGAAAAGGGGCTGAAAGGGGTTACTGTGTACGTCGATGGCTCTCGCACTGGAGTGCTCATCACTGAAAAGACCGAAAATACCGAATTTCCGGTCCATAGCGCTCCAAAACGCCCTGAGCTTCTGGAGTGTGATATTCACCACACCACCATACATGGGGAAAAGTGGGTAATCCTGATAGGGCTCCTCAACGGCCGCCCATATGAGGTTATGGGAGGCAAATCAGATCTTGTCGAGATCCCAAAGAAATACAAGCAAGGTACCTTGCGGAAAAAGAGCCGCAAAACGATGCCATCCATATACGACTTAACAGTCGGTGCTGATGATGATATGCTCGTTGTTAAAGACATTGTAAAGGTATTCGATAATCCCAATCACTCAGCCTTCACGCGCGTCATTTCTTTGACACTGCGCCACGGTGCAAGCATCAATTTTGTTGTAGAACAACTACAAAAGGACAAGGATTCTGACATGTTCAGTTTTTCAAGATGCATTGCGCGAATGTTAAAAAACTATATTCAGGATGGCACAAAGGTCGGAGGCGCAAACAACTGTGTTGAGTGTGGATCTGAGACCGGGCTAGTATATGTCGAGGGATGTCAATCTTGCCAGGACTGTGGCTATGCAAAATGTGGATAAGGAGACACAATGAAATTTAAACCAGTTAATAGATACTTGTTGGTTGAACCAATTGAGATCAAACCGGAAAAGAAGGATAAGCCAAAAGTATTGTTGCCCGAGGTATACAAAGCAGAGAGCGCTCGCTTTAAGATGTGTCGGGTGGTGAGCATCGGGCCCGAGTGTACGAAGAACGTACGTGCTAATAGCCTTGCTGTCGTTGAGAACTCGATGGTAGAGAAGATTGAGGTACTCGATAATACATTTTACGTCATTCTTGAAACTCATGTCATCGGGATTATAAATGAACAGTGAGAATGATAAAAGCCAGCCAATAGAAATGGGACTGGAAAGGCTTATCGGGATATAAAAAATGATTAGTCCCCAAATACTATGTGCCGCCGTGATGGCGATGAACATGCCTAACGCAGACTTTGCCTGTAAGCATATGGCCCACCTTGTCGACGCTAGTGCAAAGAACAAGATCAAACCAGAAATACTTGTTTCTCTAATCCACGAAGAGAGCCGCTGGAAGCCCCACGTAGTGAGTCGTTCTGGAGCCTGCGGACTTACGCAGATCTTACCGAAATACACACGTCCCCATACTAGTTGCGCCAAGCTAAAAGATCCCCGAATTTCTATCGCCCTCGGCGCCAAGACGTTATCCTTTTGGGTGCGCACATACGGACGAGGCCGGTACCGCAAAGGACTATGCGGCTACAACGGCGGTTACCGATGTAAAGAACTAACCTCCCCCAAAAAATACGCTTCACGTGTTCTCTCCCGTTCAGTGCGTCTTCGCCGCGAGGTAAAGAAGCAGCAGGCATTAAGAGAATTACGCAACTAATAAAATGAGCGAATTAGCTGTAGAAAAGCTTGTTATAGGCAATAATCTGGCATCAGCGATGTACGCGTACATGCAAGATGCAACGTATATTCAAAACGCCATTCAAGAGCCATTCCGGTTCAGCTATCTTAGTCCTGATTGCAATTTAGAATTCTTGAACATGAAGAATGAGGAACGCGTATTGCAGACGCCCACCGGCTGTAAAGCTGTTGGAGTTTCTCGTGCTAGCGTTTGGCAGGACATTCTTTTCTACTTGTCTTTGGAGGGCAAGACACCGTTCGGTGGACAGAATACGAGAATGCGCCTAAAAGATAATATTCTTCGTGTAGTTTTAAAAGAGGTTAAAACCTTTGATATAAAGTATGACGAGTTGTTTGTTTTTGATGATGAGAATGTATTTGGGGTAGGGAGCCCCGACAGTAGAGTGCCTATTACATGCGACGTCTACGACTGGTATGATGTCAACGAGGGTGCGATGCACGCATACGATTTAATGGAGACACCTGAAAGCCTGGTAAAAGAGATATACTTCTATAAGTCACCCCGCATATGCGGCAACACGAATGACAGAAAGGACTTGGTGGCAGTTTCCCACTTGGAACCAAAAGACCTTCACGAAATAGAGAGTTCTGATTTATATACGCGTCTAAAGACCGTAGCTCTAATGAAGGAGCATGGAATTCGTGGAGATAACGGTACCAAGCCTAAGCTAAGTTTGCGAAAGAGGGAAATAAAATTTAAGTTTGATTTAGAGTATGAAACTGAATTAGAAAATGTACGGTTCATGAAATCGAGCGAAGAGGATATGTTTAGTGGACATTTCGACTGGTAAGTATTTCCATTTGGCTGGAGTTGTTTCGCTGATTGGTTATGAGTCGGAGTTTCAGATGGAGTGGCACGATTCTCTCATGCCCATTGCGCCAGACTATACTTTCATTGATAAAGCCATTGTGGATTGCGTATATGCAGGGTGTGAAACTATCTGGATTGTATGCAACGACGAC